AGAAAAGTTTTGAAATTAAGTAGCCTTTTCTTTTAACTTGCTGGGATTATACGACACGTTAGGGGCTAGGGGCTGTCTAAAAAAGTAGCACGGAGAATATACAAAATTAACGAGAGATGTTGATTATTGGAAAGATCTAGCATTAAGAGAAGAGAAAAGCAAAAACTTTTATGAAACTCTATATAAAGAGGAAAAATCATGGCATAGATTTTATAAAGAAGAACACGGGAAAAGAGTTAGTGATTATATGACTCTGAAAGAAAAATATAACGAACATAATAGTTTATAACTAAAATTATCAGTAGTATTTAAGGCTTGACTTTTCAAGTCTTTTTTGCTATTATATACTAAAGGAGAAATAAATGAAGTTTAATGATGAATTATATAAAAAAGTGTTAGAAAGATACACATTAACAAAAGACGGAAAACTATTTTCTAAAAACGGTAAACAAAAAAAAGAGAGCAAAGACAAAGACGGTTATTATCAATTTTCAGCAAGTTTTGATAATAGAACTTTGAAAGTGAAAAAACATAGATTATTAGCATTCGCTTTTATTCCTAACCCAGAAAATAAAAAAATAGTAAACCATATTGACGGAAACAAGCAAAATAACGATTTAAATAACCTAGAATGGTGTACTAGCCAAGAAAATACATTACACGGCATATATGTATTGAAAACTATAAACCAAAAGGGGAGAATTAAAAAGTGACCAATATATTTGAAAAAGTACAGACAGCTAAGCACTTAAAAGAGCGTGAAGACTTAATAAATTTAAAAGATGACTGGCTTATTGATACTTTAATGCCAAGTTCACAAGCTGGAATATTGGTAGCTCCATTTAAGTCGTTTAAAAGCTCTCTAGCAATGCACATGGCTTTAATGGTATCACAAGGACTACCTTTTTTTGGTTATGATACAAAGCGTAGTAAGACGCTATATATAGATAATGAGGACACAGACAGAGAGTTAAACAAAAGGCTTAGAAATAAAGATAATGCACCAGAAGACTTACATTTTTTAACTGGTGGAGAGTTCATGCTTGATGATTCGCACCACATGAACTTATTATATGAGTACATCAAAGATAATGATATAAAGTTCATTATCTTGGATAACCTAATGACCATGCTAAGAAATGGCGATATTATTTATGGTAAAGACTTTGAACCAATGCTTAGAAGAATTACACGGCTTAAATTACTTTTCCAAGACGTCACTTTCTTGTTAGTAGCTCATGCAAACAAATCAGCTTATGCAAACTCAATGGACGATAAAGCCTATATGGTAAAGCCTAGTGACGCCTTAGGCGGTTCTACTCTTACAGCTTGGGCGGAGTTTATGCTGATGTTAAGTCCTAAACGTGGCAAGCATAACGACTTCTCTAAGCTATCAGTAAAAGCGCGTGGTTACCAGTTTGATGATGATTTAAACTTTTCTTATGTTGATTCAGTATTTACTTGCGTTAATAAATCGAAAAAAGAGCCTGATAGCGAACTAGTTGAAAAAGTAAAGGCTGAAACTCCATTAGAGACGACTAAGGAATCAGCACAGGCTTTCTTAGACTTAGCTAAAGAGCAAGGAAAGGCAACAGAAAATGATTAATTACGAAAACAAGGCGATTAACTTACACGCTGAAGTGTATGGCTGGTTATATCGTGCATTAGATGAAATGGTAAAAGCAGAATGGAAAAATGACGAGCTTTTCAAAGTATGGCTTGGACGTGCTGAATTTCTAGTCAGACAGTCTAAAAAATTGCATACAGCTTGCGAAAATGATTATTCTAAACGTGCATTGATTAAAGCATTGCAATTAAAAGTAAAAATAAATGAAAAAATATCATCTAATGCTTTACAATAATAAATAATTTTGGTATAATAGTATATATAGAAATAAAGGAGAACTAACAAATGGTTAAATTAACGAAAGAACAAGACATATTTATTAAAACTTTTAATGATAAAAGCCGAGCATTTTATTATATTTCTAGTTGGGGTTGGGGAAATTTTCTTAAAAATGGACTAGGAGAAATTTACGAACGTGGAGTTAAGACACCTTTTACTCTTGATGAAAAAGAAAAAATGTTAAATGCCATTATTAATGGTTATGAAGTAATTGAACCTAAATTTAAGTTTCATACTTTTTCTGATGTTAGTAAATTGGACCGTTTATATTATACTGGCGTACAATCACAATTAACAGCTAGTATTGAACGAGCGAAAGAAGTAGAAAAAAACAGCAAAGAATATGTTGCACTTGAAAACTTAGGTTTCTATAAAGAAGAAATATGATAACATCTTTTGAATCACTAGCTGAAAGACGATTAATAACTCTCAATCATCACAAAAAGGATAGTGAGCAGTACATCAATAGCTTAAATTATTTTGAATATGCCAGAATATACTTCGAGAAAAACGGCTTTCCAGAAGATAACAGACGAGTTTATCAAAGTGGCAAGCGAAAAGGCCAAAAAGTCGGCTGGTCTGATAAAGAGGAAAAACAGCAAAAAGACGATATTAGAAAGTTCATTTATGAAAAGCAACTACAAAAGTTTAAAAAAAGAAGAAAAAGCTAGTAAACATTATGCTAGAGGCGTCAGAAAGCTGTCTAAAGAGCTTGAAGAAATGAACGAAACAAAGTATAGGGTTGGGCCTAACGAGTGCTTATATGGCTTGATAAGCGAATTATGGAGCTATTGGGGTAAAGGTTATATCCTGCCTATGCTTAAGTATAATATTGAAATTACAAGACAAGGCGACGTCTTCATTGTGGAAAGAGGAGAAAATGGCAACAATTAATATTAAATTTGATGAAAAACAGCTTGAGGAAGTTGTGAAAAAAGTTACTGAAGAACTTAAAAAAACGAAACCTAACTTTTATGAGCTTTCAGATACAAAGCAGGAAGAGAAAAGCAAAAAGCGCAGGAGAATATAAATGGAGGAGAAAATGAGCGTATTTGAAAAATTAAGCGTCATTAATGTTAATGATAAAAAGAGTAAAAAGAATAATCTTGATTACTTGAGTTGGGCGTTTGCTTGGGCTGAAGTAAAAAAAGCATATCCTGAAGCTAATAGTAAAGTTTATGAAAATGAACAAGGGTTAAACTATCACACAGACGGTCGCACAGCATGGGTTAAAGTTGGAATGACTATTGAGGGCCTAGAACATATTGAGTATCTACCTTGTATGGACTATCGTAACCAATCTATCCCACTTGAAAAGCTGACTTCAATGGACGTAAATAAAGCCATTCAACGCGGACTGGTTAAGGCAATCGCTCGTCATGGTTTAGGATTATACATCTATGCAAATGAAGACCTACCTGACATGACAGAAGAACAAAAAGAACTTGAAGCAGAAAAGCAACGACTTAGAGAGATTCAACCAGCACTAAAACGAGCTGAAGAACTTGGATATCCTAATATGGAACTACTTAAAACAAAGACAAAAAAAGAAATCTTTGATATTATGACAATTTGGAAAGCAACAGAGGGAAAATAAAAAATGGCAATTATCACAGTTACAGCACAAGTAAACGAAAAGAATACACGAACAGTAAACACAGCAAAAGGCGATAAGAAAATTATTTCAGTTCCTTTGTTTGAAAAAGAAAAAGGTTCGAATGTAAAAGTCGCGTACGGTTCAGCTTTCTTACCTGACTTCATTCAATTAGGCGACACCGTAACAGTAAGCGGTCGTGTACAAGCTAAGGAATCAGGCGAATACGTAAATTATAACTTTGTTTTCCCTACTGTTGAAAAAGTATTTATCCATAATGATAATAGCAGTCAATCACAAGCTAAACAAGACTTATTTGGGAAATCTGAACCAATTGAAGTTGATGAATCAGAACTTCCTTTCTAGAAAGTTGGTTACATGTACACAGCAGAAGAGAGAGAGCAAATTATCGACATCGTGGATAAGATGAGCCTACTTAAACAAGACTTTGACGGAGCTTTCACTTGGATCAAGGAAAACGTATCAATGCCATTTGACTTTGACGAAGAACAGCAATTTATATCAGACTTGAAGCAGTTAGTTAAAATTAACGCTTTGAAGTTTGGTAAAATATATGAAGGAGTGCTAAATTGACAACATTAAGAGAACTACACAAAAAACTTAAAATCAAACAAACGCTTGACAACTACGTAAGAAACACAAATAAGAAATACAAATATAACTTTGTTCCTGATGAAATTCTTGGCGAGGGAATGGCTAAACTAATCGAGCTTAACACGCAAGGAAAACTTGGACGACATGCACAGCAGATTGCTTACATCAATCATAACTTGAGCTTACAGCGACAAAAGGAGCAACTGGAACAAGCTAACGAACGACTTGCTAAACGTGCTGAGAAAGCCCAAAAATTGCTTGACACGGAACTTCTGAAAGATAGCTACATCGAAACACTTGAAATGTTTAGTAAATTCAATTCAGCAAAACAATATACTATGTGGGACGACCTAGAAACTCCAACTAAAGTGATTGAGTTCATGGAAAAGAACGGAGTTAAGCAAGGGAAATGGCTACGTCCTGAAGGAGTTGACGCTTGGTTCAAAGAACGAATCATTTGGTTCAAAAATAAATTGAAAGAAAAATAATATCATATAAGACTTTAGGCTTTACAGCTTAGAGTTTTTTTGATATAATGACTTTAACGAACGAAAGAGAGATAAATAAATGAGATACAAAAAAATAGATAATTTAATAGTCCTTGAAAACGGAAAAATTTATATAGAAATGAAAAACAAATGTAAATTAACTGGGTTAACAAAATCAAAAAATGGTTATTTAATAATACGCGTAAAAGGGAAACGTATGTATGTTCATAGACTTGTTATGTTGGCTTTTCATGGTAAGTCTGATTTAACTGTTGATCATTTAAATATGAATAAACAAGATAACAGACTTGAAAACCTTGAATATGTAACTGTCGTAGAAAATACAAAACGCGCTCTTGGTATTAAAGTAAAATGGAATGGAAAGGAATTTAGAAGCTTCAGCGATTTATCTAGATACGTTGGAGTTGCCAATTCAACAGCTTGGGCATGTTATAACAAAGGTTATAAACTAAAAGGGCATATAATAGAGGTTATAAAGTGAATTTAATACAATGCGTAACCTGTGGGGCTTCAAGTATTACTAATGGTAAATGTGATTATTGCGGTAATCATTATGAAACGGAAACTATTTTTGAGGAGCAAAAAGAACAAGAAACAACTTATACAGAACTTAGGTTCCAAGATACTTCTTATGGTAAACTAATACTTAAAATCATGATTTATACTTTAGTATCTATTATTTGGTTTGCTGTAACTGTATTTATCCCACCGCTGTTTATAATAACAATTATTTTATTAGTGGTCTATAGCACTTATCGCTTGATAAATAAAAAAGAAATACCTTACAAAAAGGAGCTAAACAAATGAACGTTGAATCAGTAATTGGTAAAGTTATTATAATAGCACTAGTCGGAATTGGATTATATGCGTTCTTTGCATTAGTTGACTTGATTAAAACGAAAGGAAGCAAATAATGAGTAAATACTTAAATGATAAAAAATATTGCCATTGCTTCGATATTCCAACGAGTGACGGTTTAGGAGTTTGCAAAGATTGTAGAGGATACACGAATATCT